ACTTCTGTAATTGTAGTTGCCAAAGTTATTGCGTTGTCCCTTCGGAGCTTTGAGTTCCGACTGTATTTTTTGTAGTAGGTTTTTATTTTCCATGATTAGTAATTAAGTTTCGGAATAATTTTGTGCGATCCTTGGAGTTAATGCAAGTTTTTATTTCACTTTTTTTCGCTCCCATCTTTTTTAATGCAAACTCTTGATCACCAACAGTTAACCTTTTAAATCTAGAGGCAAGTTGACGCAAACCAACTGGATGTAGATATTTTGTGTCCCCGTTTTCTATGTAATCCGCAATGTTTCTAAGAACCTTGGGTAACCCAATGGTTGAGCTAGTCCCAAATCTTTTGAAGCTGTTTTCCACGCGACCCAAGAACGTATTGCCCTCCATGGAGATCACGCCCCGAACCATTCCAGTTTCGTGATTGTGATCCACACAGGGATTAAAGCATCCAGTCTCCATTATCGGACACTTTTTGGGTAAGTTCTTTTTTCGGTATTGGGGTAATTGGGAATATTTCAGATACTTCATAACGCTCAACTTTATTTAGAATGATTCTAAGACCTCGCTTGGTAGAAATAAGTTTATCTTTTTTTCTCTGAGTTTTACCGAAGGCATACTTGAAAGCTGTCTTCTCATCTTTGGCAATTTTTGTCGTAGAATATTCCCAGCCATCGTTGTCCACATGTGTGTAAAAAAACTTATATGCATGCATTAGGGATTCATGAAATCCATCCAGTAGATTTCTGCCATGAGTTTAAATCTTTCGATGCCCTTCTGCATTTGTTTCCAACTCCATTCCTTGTGGTAATGCTTCTTCGTGCCGATGTCTATGCAGACGCTGGTTATCCAAGGAAGATATTCCAAGTTCCATTGGCGAGCTAACATCCAACTTTCTATTGCCAGCTGGGTGCAATCTTTTTTCTCGTAGAATTTTCCGCCACGACCCTTGCAGTCCCTACATTTGTAGTCCGCTAGGTAATATTTTCCATCTGGCATCTTTCCAACAAAGTCCACGCTACCTGCTACTTTCAGTTCGTCATCCCACGCAATCAGCTCAGAAGCAATTGGTTCAATGTTGTTGTCCGCAATGTGCTTCAGAAATGGTTCAGCCCAGCTGTCCCACTCGGAGTCCATGGTAGGATTCTTCCCAGCCATGAGATCGCAGGTGTGATCTTCCAGCCGAGCATGAACAGATGTGCCAAACTCCGAGGAAGTAATCTCCTCCCCACTTATCGGAGAAGTCCGCATCCCAAACTTGCGTCTAAAGATTTCGTCCATATCCCAATCTTTGTTTTCACGAGCTAGCTCAACAAATTTATTAGGAGACCAGATGCCATCCAGAAATGGGTCTTTTATAATTCCCATAACAGTAGTTACTGATGGGTAAGCACCAATTTTTCTGGCTTGTGGTGGAGTCCTAGCTTCTGTCAGAAACGGCTCAGAGGCATCGCAGTTATAAAAGTGACTCATTGATCCCCCTCGCTAACCATATTAGCTACAATGTCCGAAGCCAAGTCCTTTAGCCTACGCTTCTCGTCTTGCAGTTCTCTGCGCTGTTGTTCCATTCTTTCTATTTTGTGCGACAGCACCCTTGATTCCGTGCGAACCATTTCGATTCGCGTTTGTATTCGTTCCAGTTGATCTTGTTTAGTCATCTTCATAATTATTAGTAGGGTTCTATATGTATAATTTCTTTGTCTAATGGTATTGGTGTCGCAGTTTTGCGATTGCTTATCGCAGTTTTGCGATTGGCTTTTGTAGAATTGCGAATGGCTTTTTGCCAGTATTCACTGCCCTTGACTTCTTTGGCAAAGGAATCCGTAAGAGAATACCAGCGAGTTTTGTCATACGCTCTTCTATTGAATGAGTCAGAGACCAAAGCACCCTTCTTTTCAAGAGACTTGAGTGATCTCCATATCTGATCATAAGAAAAGCATGGGAAAATATTTCCCCAGCCTTCTCTTGAGTTAAATGTCCAATACCGACCCTTGCGAAAATTCCTCTCATCTTTTTCGTTAATGAGGATATAAAATACAATCTTGTGTAAGATAATTGATTCCTTGAGTCCGTATTGTTTCGCATGTTCGGGATTAAATCTCAGCATCGTCCTTCATCTTCTCCATGTCCATGATAAACCAAATGCCCTCTACGATACTTTTGCCATCCAGCCAAGGATACTTAGCTAGCTCTTGCTCTGCGGAAAACTTACCCACTCTTCGGGTATAATGAATCTCCCCATCGCCTTCGATTGGAAGTCCCATTGTGTGCCAAGATATTTGATTATCTATAATGAAGTCCACGACCTCTTCAGCGGAATATGTTTTTGCAGTAATCATTTCTTGATAGCTTCCCATTGTTATCCAAGCACTTCCTCAATAGCGTTATCGATTGCAAACCAGTTTATGCCAAACTCAGCATCATGGTGATGCTCTAGGAATCTCAATACATCTCTCGCTTGGTCAACTGTCAACTCTTTGTCGGATTGAGCCATGACATCCTCCGTAGTCCATACTACATCGCACACGTCGGGGTCTGCTTCTTGGAAGTATCTTGGAATCCTCTCAACCACTTGCATGGCTGACACGATCTCCTTCTTGAGTATTTCACAATCCTTGGCTTGGTGGTCAAGTTCCTGTAGGATTGCGTAGGCGTTGCTTTGTGTTATTTTCATTTTTATATTTGGTTATTGGTTAGTTTATAAGTATTCGACTATAATTGTGACCGCCAGCAGGATACCGCCAATGATCATGCTCCATAATACAATATATGCACTCTCCTCTTGTCTATCCGTTTTGACTAGTTTGTTTGGTTTTTTTATTTTCATTTTAAGTTATCTGCCATCTCCCCAATCGCTTTGTTTATCGCATCATCCATATAACTCCAAGCGTAGAGATCATTGTGTATCAAGTCAGCAACCATATCCCACTGGGCTTGATTTACTCTGACTGGTTTTCCTAGACGTTTTTCTAGGTCTTGGTTTAACTCTTTGCGAGTGTATGCTATTACTGAGTTCCGCAGTAGGGCAGTCTCATTTTTAGTTCTAGGTTTATTTTTTATTATCATTTTTATATTGGTTATTGGTTTGGTGGAGATGGGAGGAATCGAACCTCCGTCTCTGACCGAAGTCAGATCGATACCATGCATCCCCATTTGGGTAGGTTCGCAATATTGCAAATGGGTGTCAAGGGTTTTTTTAAAAAAGATTAGGATCGGAGTATGCCCATAGTAGATTTTACCCTGTGTATACGCAAAGATATTGGGCATCATGGGGGCTAGGAATCGTTTTGATTTGCGTTTAGGGGTAGGGTTAGGATCGGAGTATGTCCATAGTAGGGGGCATCGCAGATTTTTGCTTGTGTGCGGGCATAAAAAAAGCCCACACCCCGAAGGATGTGAGCTTGGATTATTTGCTACCAGTCCAGCATATCTTGCTCTGCTCTGAGACATTCGCGTTCAAAGGATTCCATATCGTCATCGGGAAGATGATCGAAGGAATTGTGTGCGTCTCTGTGACCGACATCCGCTGATGGGTAATGCTTCTCAGCTTCTTCTAGCTTCTCATATGTATTGATGAAACGCTTGCGAGTCTGACCAGCCAGCACCGATGACCTTGGGTATACGTCGAATTCGTATACGCTCCAGCCACCATATTGGCTTTGTTCAATTGATATTTCTTTTTTATTACTCATTGGTTATTAGTTATTTGTAGAAGATATGTCTGCCAATCTTAGCAGTGATCTTCATATGTTTATTCCAGTATGGGTTGCAGTAATCTGCGTGGTAATGATCTGCGCCACCAGTGTAACTGGTCACTGGTTGCAGAGTAATGGCAAAAGCCTCACCCCATCTAGGGTGAGACTTGGCTTTGGCTATGACATCCACCTGCTTTTTCCCGTTCCAGCAGGAAAACTGCTGTGGTTGTAGGCAGACTTGATCTTTGGTTAACCAGCGATTCTTAGCTCGCTGGGTGATGACCTCGTGTATGGCTTCCATCGATCCCTCTGAGTATTCGCCACCAGCTTCCATGATGATGGTAGCGGTGACGATCTCAGATGCTGGGGATGTATGCACTGCGACCACCGTAAGGATTGTCACATACAATATAACTTCTAGATAATGAACCATTGTATTAATCCTTTAGTATCTCACGCATCAGTCTGCGAGCTAGCTCGTTGACTTCAGTAGCAATCACACTCCTAGCGAAGTGCTGATTCATCTGCTCCCGACCACTTCTGATGAAATCGGGATTGGGTTCGATGTAGCATGCGATTGTATTCAATCCCATGTTGCGATACTGCTGAGTATCGATGTCATTGTCACACAGGCATGCATCAGTGAAGATCACCGATGTGGTGCTGGCTTTGATGATCTTATCAAAGCGTTTCATGCATCGCATGATCTGCTCTCCGCCACCATCGGGACACAGGTTGTTTAGCCACATGTCAGTATCGCCATCTTTGACGCGATATGATTTCGCACCCCAACCTTCCTGTGTAAGAAGGATTTCTAGGTCGATCTTATTTTCTCTAGCTAGCTTGCGGAATGCTAGTAACAATTCCTTGCCACCATGATTCCTGTATGTTCCCTCCATCGATCCACTCTGATCCACAATGAATGTAACACTTCGCTTGCCATTGATGCGTCCGCGATTGCGGAATGCTTTCTCAGCACCTTGCATAGCTTGGTTTGCATCCAGCTTACTGCCATTGCAGTTGAGTCTATTCTTAACAACCTTGGCATTCTGAATCACTTGGTTAAGTGATCTTGAGACTCGCGCTATCTGCTTATCATTCATGGCATTCCTCTTGGTTCGCCATTTGCTCTGCTCTTTTTCTTCGCTGGGTGCTGGATCATCAAACTGACCTTCGCGATTAGCCTTACCATTTACCATGGGTGCATCGGGATCGCGTGCGCCATTGATGTCATCACTTGCAACTCCATCAGCGACATCCACTCCGAATATCTTCACCCATTCCTCGCAGATGGGAATTAACTCCATCGATGAGTTTGAGTGAATGATTCTGCGATAGAAATCTAAGATGATCAATCGCGTTTTCTTTTCACGACCATGATATATCATCTCATCAGCACCATCCCACCTTGGAACGGATGCGCTTGGTGACTTCTTAATCCCAGCTTCATTGGTCTTAATCGCCCACATCATCGTGCTGGCAATGTTGTAGTTTTCTTCCACATCTTGGAAGTTAACCCAGCGGAATGCACCGTCACCATCCATGCGGATAGCACTGGCGTATTCGATTCTGCAATCCTCAAATAGATTCCACAATCTAAATGGAATCTTCTTATCAGCGCATGCATCGCTCACTGCACTGGTGCGATCACTCTGCATGCCATGCTCAGTCTCATGTCTGATGATGGTCTCAGCGAATTTCTTCATCTTCGCATCACTCAAACGAGTGCTGGTGTTACAGAATTCGTGCAACCTTAGACCACACTTGATGATGTGCTTACCAGCCCATGACCAGCATGCAGTATCCACACTGGCATCTACACTCCAGTCACATCCAGCACCAGTAGCCAGCTTCATGCGAGTGATTGTTCCACCCTTTTGTCTGCCTACGATCTTGCGACATTCTTTTCTGAATGCCTTGGTAACGATTGGTTCAAGCTTACTTGGCTTCATTGTCAGCATCCTCCGCTTTGATTTTTAGTGTGAACATGATCTTGATGAGATCAGCTACACCGACCTCCGAATCCTTGATGATGTCACCAGTCTCAGAATTCCACATGAGCATTCCCTCTGTGCCATTGTTAACCAGCCAATCGCGAACACTCTCAGCAGTTGCATCTTCAGCATGTATGCATGCACGTTCAAGATCGCGAATACTCAGCGGTTTCTTTAGCTGACCTTCACCGAACATCTTTCTAGATGCACCCATGGCTTTGGCGAATACCTTACCCAGCAATTCTGCGTCTGATACTGCATACTTGTCAGCACAACTTTCGCTGATGTTTGCGACCTTCTTTTCCTCATATCTAACATGCTTGAATAGGAATCTATCCATGAATGCTTCGGGTGGAGTGATCTCGCACAGATTGGTCGCACAGATGATGTGCAACTTTTCTGCATTGCATCGAATGGTCTCCAGCACTCCAGCATCATTCTGCTTAGTGGTTAACTCGTAGGTCAGCACTCCAGCGGAATCCCGTTGTGGTGCTAGGAATGCGAGCATGGATTCCATGGTAGTGGGTGACATGCGGAATACCTCATCCAAAAAGAATAGAGTATTCTTACCTTCACTCGCGGAGCGCACTGCCTCGACCAGCTTGCCATCCACTGTGATGAATCCACCTTCTTTTCTAGGAGTGCATCCACCCAGCAACATCGACCATTCGTCTAGGTCACCACTGCATCCATGAGTGATGAATGTATCGTAGGATTCACCAAGCAAAGCCACACTGTAGCTTTTACCATATGATGGTGGTGCTGAGACGCATACCTTA